CCAGTTCGCCGCCGTATTGCTGTATCGAAGATTGTGCGCGTGAGCCTGAAGCTGCGAGCTTTGGAGGCTACCCAGCGCTCTCGCATTTGCAGTGTCAGCGTCAGTTCCGGTGAAACGGCGGAACATATTGCGCAGATCTGGAACCCGGAAGGTGTTGGCGTCGACGTCCACGAAGTAGTGCGCGCCCACATTCGCCGACCAGGTCGCCTGTGAAACGACCAGGTTGTTTTCCCGGGCATACCCCCAAAGCCGGGCGTACGCTGTCTTGGACAGCACGCCGCCGACCGCGTCCACCTCGCTTACCAGCGGAATCGCGGTATGTCCGTCCACCGGCCGGCCACACAGCGGCGACCGGTAGCCAGTGAAGAAGCCCGACGCCGACCAGATCCAAACTGCGGCACATTCGGCCACCACCACCGGCCCCACGTTCTGATTCGGCAGCTGGTTGATCGAGTACACCAAAGGTCGACTGGCAACGGACATAGCGATGAGGCGATCGATCGCCTTGAACAACTGGCCGTTGTCCGCCTCCGTGGGCTGCAGCCCTGCCGCCGCGATCACCGCCAACAGCTCGTCCGTTGTCGCATTTCCCCATTCCGCCGGAATCAATGACCCAGCCCTGCCGGCGACCGGGTCCTCGTTCACGAACTTACCGGCAACCAACCCTACGCCAGGGACACTTTTCGGATAATCCATCTGTTACCTCACTGATACTCAAATATGACGTGCGTATGCGCGGGCCTGTAGCGCCGCACAATGCACTCAATGATGTTGTTGGGATTGGCCCCGAAGCGCTCGCCCCACTGCGTAATGCCAAACCGCGCACCGCCAGGTCGGCGCTCGCCGAGGTGAAATTTCCACATGAACTGTTGGCGGCGGGTTCCGAACCGCGCAAGCCCGAAGATCGAGCGCCCAAATCTTGGCGCTCTGTACTCCTCGACCCAAGCGGCGGGATAGCCGAGCTTGCGTGCAAGCTCTACGAAGTAGAGAGGGTCCTGTCGACCAACCTCCCCGAAGCGCCGGACAACCTCTGCCCGTCGCTCTGCGAACCCACCCTCCGCACCGAGGCAAGGGTCGGGAAGGCCCAGGACGCGCTCCCAGTCCGACAGAAGCTCACGGACCCCAGACGGCACCATCTCCCCCAACAAGTCCCCCGAACGAGCGTCCACCCGCGCGAACTCTTGAGCGAGAGATTCGAGTACCGCGACCAGCTCGGGCACAGCCTCGAGGTCCCACGCAGGGCCGGGCGGTAGAAGGGCGAGGAGCTGCGCTCGATAGTCCTGCTCAGACCTCACAGCCATTCCACACCCCCGAACGTCGGCAGCTGGTTTTCCGCCGGCACTACGTCCGCCGCCGGAGCCACCAGCCGATGATCCTCTTCCCCTGGCGTCCCGCTAATCGTTTCGCCAATGTGCGTCCAGACAAATCGCTGGCCCAAATCCGCCTCCCTCAGGTGGAGATCCCGAAGCGCCGCCTCGACTCTCGCGCGGAGCGTTGCGCTGTCAGGCGTGAGCGCGATTCGATAGTGGACCGGTAACGATTGCGGTGCGAGCGCATAGACTTCCGCAGTTACCGGCCGCTTTGACTCAAGATGCGCCTGAACCGCAGCAATGGCCTCCATGCCCGGGATCGGGTCTGTGTCGTTGTCACGAACAAAGAACACCGCGACCGTGCCGAGCCCCAGATGATTGCCACGCGCCCATGCGCGTGTAACCCCAGGCACCTCCGTTGCCCAGCTCTCGTAGTCCTGCTCATCGCCGCCATGAGGCACGCGCCGAAAATCCGCAATTACTCGCGCTCGCCAAGCCTCGAGCCGCTCTTCATCTGTCCCAGCAGTCAATCCTTCTGGCGCGACTTCCCCCTGGTCCCGCACCCCAACATTTGGCGATACCAATGACAACGCCATGCGGGCCGGCCCATTCCCTGCACTTCCAGGAACTACCGCACGAACGGGAACGTGCTCGAGCTCGGACGTGAAAACTACCGTCTGGGTCGTGGCGTATTGCCGACCATCTTGGGATTGAAGAAGCGCGCCAGCGTCAAGCACTGACTGAGGAGCGCCACGCATCATCACATTGCCGGAGGCACTTGACGCCGGAGTACGCGGCACTACTTTCATAGCCGCCCACCGCGCTAGGACATCCTCATCGCATGTGTCCGGCAAGATCTGGCGCGACAGCCACCCCAAGTAGCCATAAAGGCCATACGTCGCACCGGCATGGCAGCGTGACAGTACCTGCTGGTCTGACCGACGAAGCGCAGATTCCGCCAGCGCCGACAGATCGCCGTCCGTACGCGACACCAACACGGGAAGCGAAGGAATATCAAAAGGCATTTTTTATCACCTGCCAAATATCGTTGAAGTCAGCGAGCAACTCGCGGCCGCCGTCGATACGCATCCCAACGACGCGCATCGCCAGGCGCTCCCGTCCCTGCCGTTCAGCCTCGACCTCGACACTGGCGAGGATGCTGTCCTCAATCAACCATTGCAGCGACTCGCGCGCATAGGCGATCGCGTCAATGCGCGTCTGATCGGTCAGCGTACGCCGTCGCAACAGCCAGAGACGCGACCCGATGCGATCGTCTGCGCGGGTCGGGAACGAGTCACCCCACCAGCCTTGCAGATCGGAATCGTCGACCGGGTCGCTGTCCAGCGCGCGGCGCCAGGTAAAAAGGCTAATCACGACGGCCCGCCCGAGCGGGGTAGTAACGCCCGATACGAGTCGGATATCCATCACACTGGCCCTCCACTCGTTCCGGAACCGGGCTGCACGTCCGTATGCCGATGGTCTTGAACGCTCGTCTTGCCGGCCACAATGTCCTCAACTGCTTTAACCCCCCCCGTGGCCGAGACGAGCTTCGTGTTCAACACGATTCCCTCTGGCGCATTTAGCTCACAGCGCGTCGCGTTAAGTCGAAACGTCTCGGTTGTGACCTCAACGACGCGCCCGCGCTTGAGCACGACCGAGTCGCCCTCATCCGAAAATATCGCCACCTCACCCGCCTCCAATCCGACAAGCCTATATCTGCGGTCTGCCAGACAAAGAGCCACACCATGAGAGCGGTCTCCACCAATAAAGGCCACGACCGCCTCCGCGCCGGGGTGCGGGTGCGAGGACCAACCGTACGGTTCAAAATGCTCAACGTCGCCCTTCACTTCGCCGGCAGTGAGCCGAACTTGAATGGCTTGCAACTTTCGCCCAGCGTCCACCACGGCCACGACTCCGCGCACCACAACATTCCTCAATGCGTCACCTAGGGCGCTCATGATGATTCCTCCCAATCTTCTGCCAGCAAGTACTCGAAGGCGTCGCCGCCCTTGCCTTTCTTGCGTTTCCTTCCCTTCTTATGCGTGGGCTCAGGAATGAACCCTTCGGGCGGCGCTAACGTCATACGCGACACCATCCCCCCGTCCCCGAGCACGTAAGAGACCTCGACGATCAGCATGTCGCGATCAAAGCCGATCAGGTCGTCCCGCACGCGCCCGATGAGATTCGGCCGCCACAGGGAACCATCACTCTGCCGCCACCCCTGAACCACATAGGAGACCTTCAGCGCCCGGCTAAGTCGGTAGTCCCGCTCCCACTCGACCCGGCGCTGCGCTAGAGCTGGCGTAATCTGTCCGCTCGGATTCACCTTGAGCATGCGGCGACGCTCGACACGCCCATCCGTCACACGAGCCGAAACCTCAGATGCAGCTGCAGCAAACTCTTGATCGGATCCCGACCTCTGACCGACACATCGGTACTCCGAATACAGGTTGGCAAAGTCAAGCCCCGCATCCCCCTCCTTGATGTTCTCGCCCAGGATCAAAGCGTCGGTAGCTCGCCCTTCACTGCCAGGCCGAGCCATGACCAATCGCCCTTTGCCGTCGTCGGTAGCAAAGAGCTCAGATAGGCTCAACAGACGGTCTATTGATTCGAAGACCGTCTCGGTCGGCTCCACGCTGTGGTCAGCGACCACCGCGCCATCTCGTATCTCATCAACCACCGCGACACCATACGAACCAGCCAACGACCGCACGATTTCGGCTACGGATTGCCCACGCCACTGTCCAGGCTTCTCGTCCACCGTGCAATCGATAAGATCGGCTGTCAGTGAGCGTCCGGCCACTGACACAGTTACCTCCGTAGCGGAGTACCGAATAGGCGTAGCAAAAACATATCCCGTCAGAACCAGATCACGCCCGATCCTCACCTCACACCGCGCGCCCTGTCGAATTCGAATCGGCCTCTCTGTACTGCCAGGCCAACGCCAGGTAATCGACAGTGTGAAATCACGCGCTAGGCGTTCGATCCCGGCGCCAATCTGGATCTCTTTCCAACCGCTGTAGTCCTGACCATCCACCGTTAACGTGACCAAATTCTCCGGATCAACGTGCTCCCCCACGCCCACCTCCAATTAGCTTTAGCTCTCGCGCGGGCAAGAAGCCCGGATGCGCAACCCGGTTGCGCGCAACAATCTCTCCAGCTCGTGTCGCATCTGCGTACTCGCGATACGCGAGGACAAGCCCTGGCATGATCGACACTGGCACATAGCTCTTCAGCCGTAGACCTCTCAATCCCACCACATCCAAATGGCGACCAGCAGACTGGCGAGCTGCCGCCAGCACCTCATAGTGCCCAGGGGGTGCGTCTAGAGCCACGCCCCAGATAGCACCCGCCAATTCGTCCCGGGCGACTCTCACGTCATCCACGACTGGAAGGTCACGCACCCGGTCACCAAGCAAAATCTCCGCCAGCTCTAGACCATTGCTCGAATCCGCACGAACCGCGTCCTGCTTCACCGCGTCGACCGCGACCATCACAGAGGGGCGTCGTGGCGGGCTGCCGGCCGGCAACACGGAGACGTCACGCACCGCATCCACAATGAGCGCATCCCTCGCTAGGTCCACAATGCTTCCAATCAGCGCCGCCGTCACCGGCTCGCTTGAACGGTTGACACCGCCTAGTCCGCGAACCGAGTCGCTCTTCGTAACGATCCCTTGCAGCGAAATCAGACCCTCACCCTTCGCCGAACTGCCGAATCCACCGAACTCCCTCGATGCGTCATTCACCAGCGAGAAGATGCGCGTTGCGAACGTATCCGGCCTCGTCGCGACTTCCGCATAGACCTGCTGAGCGCTTTGAAAGATCGCCCGCAGAGGCGAGCTCGTCTGATTGAAAAACTCTCGAACTTCCAACAGCGCCCCAAGCACAAGCTTCACTCGGGCCTTTGCAAGGTTGAGTGTCCTTACCGCAGTCAGAAAGCGCGATAGTGCAGACGTCTGCACGCCGGTCGCTGCGAGGTCTGTGCGCACAGCCGTGTTGGCCGTTCCAACAGGAAACGCCGTAGACACGCCCTTGACGAACTCGAGATCAAATCGAACTACGCCGCCCTCGGCCTCCGAATGCGACACATCGACGCTCGTGCACACCACCTCCACGCGGCCGTACCAGGGATGCACCAACTCACCAGTCCCCGGCTCCTCGAGCGCCTTAAGCAACGCGTCACGTTGATTGAAGCAATCCAACCCAGCTACCCAGGCCGAAAACTTGAAGTTCTGCGTTGCCAGGCCCATGTCCTCCACCATAGGCACGTCCCGCTTCGGGTACTCGTGCAACACAGTGCGGCGTCCGCGCCGTCCGCTATCCTGATCGACTAGAAACCGCACCCCGCGAAAGGAGGCCTCTTGCTTTTCATCCTTCCAGCCCATATCAACCTACCTCGCCAAGCGTTCGATAACCGACGGACGGAGTGACGCTAAGGCCAGATTGATTGGTTTTGACGCTCTCCACCCGCATACCTTGCGGCGCGCCCTCGAAGCGGATCCGCAAATCTCCGTCGAGCTTGGCAGGCTGTGCAGTACTAACCGTACCCGCCAGGCCGGCCCCGCCGCCGCGCTCTCGAGCAGCCAGGTACGCCGCCATGCTTTCGCCGACTTCCTTCGTCACCTGGCCACCACCACCACCTATTTCCCGAGGGAGCGCATACTGGCCAGCCGCGACGAATCCAACACTGCGGTCGCGGGCCGCCAGGTGAGCAGCGACGCTTTGCCCCACTCGCCCCAGCTGCCGTCCACCACCACTTTCCTCACTCGGAGCCGTGTAAGTCGGCGGTGCAACTTTGCCAAGATCCCGCGCCGCCATTCCATCGCCGCCCTTGGCTTCTAGGGGGGCCTCATACGCCGGCAAGCGTTCGCCCATCTTTGGCGCGTCTAAGCCAGCGTCAATACCGCCATCGCGAGGTGCGTTATATGTCGGCACGCTTTCGCCGAACTTGATACCGTCAGGTTCGCCGACTCCAGAGCGTGCGGCATCGCGGTTCTTCGCCGGCGCTGCAGCCTCGGCTTCCCCGCCGCCGAACAGCCCACCCACCTTGTCCTTGAGCCATTGCAGACCGCCAGTTATCGGCTCAATGTAGGTCTTGACGCGTTCCCATAGATTCTTAAACCAACCGACCAGCGGCTCCCAGTTCTTCATAACCAGGCCAAGCGGCGTCGCGTTCAGGAATGCTCCTTTTAGGCCTTCCCACGCGAGGCCGGCACCTGCGACAACTGCACTCCAGATTCCATCGAAGAATCCCGCCACCGTAGACCAAACGCCCTGGATTCCTTGCCAGGCAGCGTTTCCAAAGCCCTCAATGCTGCCCCATAGGTCAGCGAACCAAGGCCCCACAGTCGACCAGTTGGCGAGCAAAAACCCAGCCGCCAATGCCATTCCCCGTACGACCATGCCGAGCGGACTCATCGCAACGACTGCATTGAGCGCCTTCATTGCGAACGCAGCCCCGACCATCGCGACGCGAATGACACCGAACGCCAGTGCCGCGCCGAGAACCCCCTTGACCATCCAGGGATTCAGTTGGACCAGGCTCGTCACCCGATCTATCATCGGACCCGCAGCCCCGATGAAGCCGTTAATCGGCGGCAACAGTACCGAACCGATTGAGTTCCCTAAAGCCACCGCTCGGTTTTGCAGGAGCTGAATGTTGTTCGCCGTGGTCGCCGCCCTCGCCTCATATTCCTTGTTCATCGAGCCGGCATACTCAGTCTCAGCGCTGACGTTGGCGAGGTTTCGCTTGAGCAAGTCCAAGTTGTTCAACATCGGGGCAATTGCGCCGATCGACTCGCGTCCAAAAAGCGTCTGCAAAACCGAGGCTTGCTTTGTTTTGTCGACTTTGCTGATCGCTGTCAGGATTCGAACGATCGTCCCCTGCGCATCCTTCTGCATGTCTACGGCGACCTTCTTGGCGTCCATTCGCAGCGCCTTGAAAACCTGCTGCTGTTGCTTTGTTGCAGATGCACCAGCAGTCAGCGTAAGCATGAAGTTCTTCATGCCGGTGGCCGCCACCTCCTCCTGCACGCCCATCCCCGCCAGCGTCGCGCCCATCGCAGCGATCTGACCGGAGGCAAGCCCCGCCACCTCGCCCAGCGGACCAATCCGCGTAACGATTGAAGAGATTTGCTTCGCGGATGCCGGGCCGTTATTGCTCAGGTAATTGATCTTGTCGGCGAGCGCAACGACCTCGTCCTGCGTCATACGGAACGATGTCCGCCATTTCGCCATCATGTCGCCGGACTCTTCAGCCGTGCTGTCGAACGCGACACCCATCTTGACTGCATCCTCGGCGAACCTCGTCAACTCTCCTCGAGCCAATCCAGCCTGCCCGCCCGCAGCAACGATAGCGGCGATATCCTTCGCCGCCATCGGCAAGCGCGTCGACATGCGAATGACGTCCTGCCCCATCTCCTTGAACTGAGACGGCGTGTCAAAGTCGACGACCTTGCGCACATCAGCCATTGCCGATTCAAATTCAATCGCCGCCTTTGCGCCGGCGATGAAGGGAGCCGCGAATGCGCCACCCTTCGCTATATCACCCAAACTAAAGCCCTTCGCGAGACTGCTCGATTCGAGCGTCTTGCGAAATCCTGCCACGTTCTTTCTGGCGCCAGCTAAGGTAGGCGAGAGTTTATCCACGCCCGTAATCAGCGCCTTGAGCTGAAACTTTTCTCCCGCCATGTGCTAACCCTCCCGCCCCTCACTCGGCTTAGCGATCCGATCACACTCGAGCGCGTGCTCGAGCAATAGCTCGAGCGGACGCGCCATCGTCACTTCCGGGTCGATCCGCCAGAAATAGGCGACGTCGTAGACGATGCGTCGGAGCTGGTCGTATGTTGCGACGCCGAGTTCAAGAAAAAACCGGCCACCTTCCACGCCAGCGCATTGAAGTCCGCCATATCCAGCTGATCCACCGAACTAAGCGGAATTCCTGCCATGCGCACGATGTACTTCGACGCCGCTTCCGGTTCGATGCGCACGCTCTCATCCGGCGCGACGTAGTACGGCAACGCCTTGACCGCTCGAGCGTCTGCCGGCGTCAAGCTGCGCAGACTGAGGCTCCGCAATTCATCGTTGTGAGCCTTGATCGGCTTTGCCAGATCGAAGTTTTCGGTCATTGCCAGACTCCTTCCACTCCGTCGAATTGCAGTTGGACCTTGCCGTCATCACCGGTGGACACGGGCTCGCCGACCTGGTACGCCCCCGACAGGACGTACGTACGCCCGTTCTTGAATTCGCAGGTCACGGTCATATCTGTTGCGTCCTGCAGCTTCCTCAGTGAAAGCGCCGGCGTATGCAGCGCGTCAACCTTCAGGTAAGGCACGCGATCCGTTTCCGAGAAATACCCCGGCCGCAGACTTTCACGCGTGATGTTCGTGGTCGGCGCTTCTGCCGCGCCGGTTACTTCAATCTGCTCGCCGTCCACTTTGAAATAGACGGTACCGGCAACCTTCTGGCCCATGGTCAAACTCCTCTTTCAAATAAAAAAAGGCCCGCGCTCGGCGGGCCTTTGCTAAACACTGCGTGCGTCTACGACGCGTCGGGATACTGCTGGCGGAACTGATTGAGCAGCGCCACGACGCGCAGCTGGTTGACGTAGTCGGGCGGGAACAGGATGTTCACACGGTTCGGATTCTGCGCGTCGCGCTCGACGATAAGATGCTCCTGAAACGCCTCCATGTTCTCCACGATGCCCATGCGCTCGAGCGCACTGTACGCCGCGATCAGCTCGTTGCGAATAATGCTTGGCGTCACAATGGCCTGGCCAGCACCGAACCGGGTCCCATCGTTCGCAAGCTTATGCCGACCGTACTTGCTCGTAATGCGCCCCTTCAGAAAGCGAATGATGTACGCCGACTGATGCATCGTCTCGCTGTCGAGATAGGAGTCGTCCGGCTGCCCATACGCATTTCGCTGATAGGTCGTGACGGCTCGCTCGATCCGCACGCTGTCCACCGTGCAGTATGACGTCGCAACCCCAGCCCACAGGAGCGACTGCCGCTCAGTCAGCAGGAATCGCTTTCCCTCAGCGGGTGGAGCAATTCCGGTCAATTCGCCGGTCTGCGTTGGACGGGCGGGGTCAGCGGTGATGAATACAGCCTGGCGAGCCGCGTAAGCGGCGCCGACTTTCCACGCCGGTGCAGACGTCTGCATTTCAAAACCATGAACCGTAAGGTGCTGGTCGTTTCGGGCGCGACCTTCCGTGACCAACTCGCCCAACGTGCCTCGTCGGGCAGTGTAGACATGACCGTACAGCATCTTGCTCCACGACCAGCGGCCGCTGCTGTCGTCCATCCACGTCTTGAACGCGTCGAGCGAAGCAGGATCGGTGAAGGTTTGGAACACGAATTCGAACTCCGCATCACCCACCTTTGCGAGCAGCTCTTCCACATCGGGGACACCGGCACCGCCCGAGGGCTGGGTAATTTCGATTTCCAACCCGCCCGGCGTTCGCTCTCCTCCCGCGCTGCCGCGAAGGTTCACGCCGAGCCGAATGTCGTTCCCGAGCAACCCCTTGAAGGTGGCAGTGAGCGTAACCTCCGAGCCGCTTTCGGGCAATGCAGACGCCTGCACGCCCAGCCCCTTCCCGTTTACTGCCGAGGCGATCGCGCTGCCGACTGCCGCCGCGGCCATGCCACTGGCGACCGTGATCTGGACGCGCTCGTCGCCAACGTAGATGCTCAAAACCCCGGCTTCTGTGGCTACGCCAGACACGACCACCTTGCCGGCCGCCGCAGTGCCGGCCGCGAGCTTCACCGGCAGGACCCAGACCTCGCCCATCGGATCGCAACGGCGCCACGCCGAATATGCTTGCGCAAGGGGAGATCCGACGCCGGCCAGGGCACGCACCTCGCTTTCCTGACTGGCGATGACGAGCTCGGTCGAGGCAGTGGAGCTATCATTTGCCGGCGCCACGATGAGGCGGCGCAGTTGCGTCGCGCCGCTGTTTGCCTGCGAATTGTCCATCTCGGCATAGAACAGCGGCACGCGCAGATCGCTGGGAATGGAATTGAAGGAGATCATTTGTTGCTGCTCCCAGCCTTCTTGACCGACCCCGGATCGGAGACGGTCACGTCCTTGTCATCGATGCGCCGAATCCAGTACAGATCGCGCACCACCTTGCGCCCCTCGATGGGCAGATAGTCGCCGCGCGCAGGATCCGGAACGGTCCGGCCAGGCGCGGGCACCACGTGAATTTCAGGTTTCGCCATGTGGCAACTCCATTCTTACTTCGTGTTCAATCCGGCCATCAGGGCCGGGCTTATTGAGGTTCGGATCGGCCATTGGATCGATGGCGTCGATATGCAGGGTGCCACCTGCAAATCGCGGTAGCCGATCGCGCTCGTATTCTTCCCAGGTCTCCGCAGGCTGTCCCGACCTGTCATCAAAGGCGGCGCGACCGAGCGTAAATGCTGCCGAAAAGGAGAATCGATAGACGCAACGCGAGCGGTCCAATTGGACCAATTCCCCGCCGTTGTAGATCAGGCCGTCGTATCCTTCGTGAGGCTCCCACCCTGCCAACGCAAGGAAGAGCTGACGCCGGATCTCGTGTAGCAACTCGGCCTCGAGGTTTCCTTGTTCATTACGCGTGGCAAGAACAACCACAATATCGATCGAATCGCGGATCTCCTGAAGATACGAAGTCTGCGACTGCAGCTCGGCTGCATCGTCCTCGGCTTGGATGATGTACGCCGCCGGCGGCTTCATGTGGGCCGAACCCATCACCACATCAGTGTCGAGCCCTCCGGCCACGCGACCCTCAAATGCCGGTACGTGCTGCCTCACGTGCTCGACCACCGGAGAAATCCGCATTTCGCCCCCCTACTTGAGTGCTTGTTCCAGTGCTGCAGAGAGCACCGACCGTATGTTTCCGGTCTGCTCCTCCAGAGCATCCGTCATGTAGTTGCCGCGCGGCTTAACACGCCACTTCCCATTCTTGGCCTGAGACCGACGGTCTCTGCGTCTGGGCTTGCCCGTCACCCCGTAGAAGAGATATGCAGGGTAGAAGTCCTCACCCATAGCCGGCGTCTTGAATGGCGCCACACGCACAAGAAACCCCGGACGGCTGACTTTGACGGTGATGCTGCGCGCCAGCGTGCCCCGACGCCGAGCGGGATAATCTCGCAGCGCCGCACCTTTCCGGATCCTCTTCCGGGCGGCGATCTGGACAAGGCGCCCCACACGCCTGAATCCCTTGCGCACCTCCTTGCGATCAAAGTCCAGCCGCCTGTAGCTATCCCATCCGTCCACATGCATTGCGGCACGCACGCCAGAAGTCTTAGCCATTTATCAACATCTCCACCTCGAAGACGGTAAATTCGCGACCACCCTTGAGGGGCGCGCTGCGCTCAACGCGATAGGTGACGTTCCGGTGCACGATCTGGAAGTCACGCTCGACACCTTCGAGAAAGCGCACCACGATCCGATGCGTCACCTTGGCGTCGATCTGCATGCCCGCCAGATAGGCTGCCGTCCCCACCGGAGTGATCTTCGCCCAGCGATCGAACGACGCAGGGAATTCATCCGTCATCCCACCGCCCGCAGCGGGCATGTGCTGCAGGCGGCGGAAGGTCACCCTCTTGTCCAATTCGCCGGCCTCGGGATAGTCCATCTACACCCCCATATTGATGCGATAAGGCGTGAGCAGCGCCAGCACAGCGCGACTATTCACATCGGGAGAGCTGCCTTTCGGCCCGTACAGGGCCTCGACCTGCAGGAGGATCGCGGCCGCGACCTCATCAGGGCAAACAGTGGTCTCGTTGCCGTCAGACCCAACCTCGGCCCACGGCACGGGCCGGCCGAGGATTTGAGACACGCCACCGATGGCAGCACTGAGAAGCCGGCCGAGGATCCGGTCGAGATCATCACCATCCACCCGAAGATGCTCCTTTACCTCGGCCAGGTCAGGAACCCCGGCCATTTGCACCGCCCCTCCCCTGGCCCTTGTTTTGAGGTTCCCGAGCCATCCTGTCGCTCGGCTTGGGTGCCAGCCTTTGGCCGGACGAACTGCGGCCCGGCATGGCCTGGGCCGCGTCGAGCTTCTTGCGCCCTTCCGACTCTTCGTCCACCAGGCCGGCCTGCTGCAGTGCCTTGAAACGGCGCGCGTCAAGGTCGGGTAAGACCTGCCCGCGACGCACGAGACCCTCGATATCGTTCTCGAACGTACTGAGTGCGATTGCTTTCATTGCATTCTGCGGCGGAACACCGCCGCCCTCCATACCGGTAAGATCCTGGCGCTTTACTCGCCCGACGGCGGCGCGGCGTTGGCCGTCGGGAACGTGCCGTGAACGAACGACGCTTGTCGGTACACGGCCAGCGCTGCGCGCTCCTCCGCGCGAATCGTCAGCATGTTCGTGACGAAGTTGTCGCGGTCCTCGGTCGAGATCTCGACCGTCGCGTCCTCGCGGTCGAACAATTGCGCCCCTGCGTTAAATGCGCCGACCAGGAAGTCGCCGGACGCCATGGCCATCGACTCGACCACCGGGTAGCCCCACAGGTTCTTGCCGTTGTAGAGCGTCGGGTTGGACCAGATGTACGTGCCATTCTTGTCCTTGGTAAGCTCGATCGCCTCCCACTCCTCGGGGTGCATCACGATCGCGCTCGGCCGATATAGCGACAGCCGGACTTGCAGCAGCGCGTGACGAACCACGTCGATCATGGTGTCTCCGTCCTTGTTGCGCGCCACCTGGTACGCGGCGGCCTGGGGGATGATCCCCAGCATGTTCGGACCGGTGCCGTCGCCCAGCAGGATCTGCTGGTCCTCGGCCAGCTTGAGGCCGTAGAGCATGCGCATGTCGATGTACGTCTGCAGCTGCGGCGCATCGTCGAGGATCTGCTTGCTGGCCGGGATCCAGTGGGCGATGGTCTTGACACCGGCGTTCGCCAGCTCGAAGGTGATATTGCTCTCGGGCTTCTTAGTCCCTTCGACCACCGGCCCGGCGTTGTTGGTGAAGACGTTCTCGCGCACGTACTCGATCGAGTTGCTGGTAGTACGGCCCGGCAGCAGCAAATCGCGAACCACCAGCTCGCGCTCGGGCGCGACCACGATACCGGGCAGCCGCTCAGCGGGAACGAGGACGCCAGCCGAGTTTGCGGCGCTCGTCACAGCCTTCACCGCAATGCGACCCGAACGCGACGCGCGTCCCTCGACGAGGCTCTTGTAGCCCTCGGACTCGGCGACAACTTCGCCCCAGGTCTTCACGCGCGGCTGTTCGCCGCCAGCGCGGCGGGCCATTTTCTGCTCCAGGTCGAGCAGTCGCTTCTGCACCTCGACGCCATCGCTAGCGATTTTCTCCAGAGCGCTCTTCGTTTCGGTCGAAATCTGGCCGAGAGACTTGATTTCCTCGGCCGCCTTCGCGGCGAAATTTTTGATCATCTCGTCGCGCTGCGCCAAGTCCTTGAGCAGCTGCTTGACTTCAGCCTGGCCGGACTGGTCCTCGGCGCCACCACTTTTTTTGCCCATCTCGCCCAGCGCGCCGCCAACGGCACGCATCAAAGCGTTGTGCTCATGCATGTTGGATTTCATGTGATCCCTTGTTAAGTAAAGTCAGGTAGAGAAAACGAACGCAGCTGCTCGGATAGCGGCTGCAGATTGATCGCAGAGTTGCCCTCGGACTCGCTCCGGAGCAGGTGCTTAAAGCCGTGGCTTGCGATCGCCGTGGCTTGGGACTTGGAGAACCCTGCCTCACGCAGGAGCCTTTCAAATCCTGGAAGATCGGGCAGCGTGCCCTTGCTCAGAGCAAACTTGACCGCGTCAACGCGAGATTCTTCGTTCGCCGGAAACGTGACCAGGCTGACCTCGACGAGATCCAGCTTTTTCAGCCGACGCACGCCATCCTTTTGGTCGAACGAGTCGTCACGCACGTAGTAGCCAATCGAGAGACCCGACACGGCGCCAGCTCGCAACAGCGCATATGCTTCCCTGGCCTGCTGCACATCGTCTTTCAGCAGCTTTCCCTCAACCCAAAGGCCGTGGTCGTCCTCCTTCATGCTCGTGTAAACGCCGATGGGCTGGCCGCTGCGGTGTTGCCACAGGACCGGCACCGCCCGTCCCTTGGCTGCGATCGCGGCCAGAGTCTCGGTAAAGGCGCCGGGCTCGACGATTTCGCCGTAACTGTCGACCACGCCGAACACGCTGCCGTAGCCAGAAAAAAGGCCGTCATCGCTGACGGCCTTGATTTCGAGATTGAAGTCCCTGATTTTCAGAGACGCGTCCTTACGTTTCATCTTTGCTTTCCTCTCTGGAATCCACACCCAACCAACCCCGCATCACTTCTCGCGCCTTCTGGTCCGAGCTGCCCCCACTGTCGAGCTGGTCCACGGGCACAAGGTTCGCCTGAACAAAGTGCCGATCCCCGCCCTCGTACTGCTCTCCGTCCTCTAGCTCGATTATGTCGTTCGGGCTCATGTATCCATTCTGCAAACCAGACGAATAGAGCGCGGCGCGCCCCTTCGCGTCTGCGCGCAGCAGGCCCTGCAAGCTGAATTTGACGTAGAAGCGCCCCCGATCCTTCGGCGGGAAAAGTGCATTCAACGCCTGCTCAATCTTGATAATCAGGGGGTTTAGTCCTGTCACCTTCCAGCCCATCAGCAACTGTTCTACACCCGACCCCCACATGGTCTGCCCCTGCGAGGCGTGTCCAATCAACACCGGAGGGATGTTGCACATCCAGCGGCACAATTGTTCGATTGAAAACGCCCTGCTCTCCAGCAGCTGTGCGTCTTCCGGGTTCATGGAAACGGGCGCGTACTTCATGCCCCCTTCAAGCACCAGGGTGCGTCCCGACTCCGTGCCGCTTGCCACTTGGGTAATAACGCTCTCGCGTACCTCCTCGCGGTTGCCCTTCGTGAGCACCTGATCTGTCGTGACGTAGCCCGACGGGCGGAGTCCATTCCTAAAAATCGTTGCCGCCGTCTCCTCCTGCGCCATGGCCGCGCCCAGGGTATGGCGCGCGTATGAGATGGGAGACAGGCCCATTCGCCCATCAAGGGTGAAGCCTTTCAGGTGCAGAATCTCCTCCTCGGTGTACTCGTAACGGCGGCCGGCCTCGTCCACATACACGAACAACAACGAACCATCTCGTTGAAGCCGGGGCGACATTCGCTCGGGCCGTAGCGGCTCCAGGGCGATGATGTGACCAACAGCATTGCGGAAAATCAGGGCGTAGGCGTTTCCCCACAGCAAGATGGCCGTAAGCAGCGACTCCCAAAAGTCCGCCGCAGTCATGTCCGCGTTGGGCGTGCCGGCGATAACCGTGTGAAGCCAATGCTCGCTCGCTTGCCGTCGCCGGCCGTTCTCCTTTTCATACACGGCCAGCGGCAATGTGGCCACCAACTGAGAGATGAGCCTCACACACGCCCATACGACGTCGAGCTGCAGCGCGGTCTGGGCCGAGACACTCTTGCCCGAGTAATTCGTCGACGACGCGTAGTATCGCCAGAAGCCCGGCGTGCGCAGCCCGACGACACGCCCGAGCCAGGCCGCCGCCGATTTGATTGATTGTTTCATCAGAATACGATCGGGTTACGCAGGAAGTCCGACAGATCCTGCTGGTTGTGCGCACTAGCGCGCGTTAGGGCCATGACGACCGCGACGATCGGGTCTATTCGCCCCTTCGGCTTAGACCGCTTTTTGTCCGGCCTAAAGTTGCCGTTCGAGTCGTAGAGCAATGACACGTTCCCCGCTGCCCAGCGCAGCACAGGATTTCCCCCGTGCGCCAAACGACCGCTGTAGACAAGCTCCTCAAGCTTCTTTGACCCCGGGTACATGCCCTGCGTATTCTGCGGAACCTCGACTAGCGTTATCCCTTCGTCCGCCAGCTCGTTCGCCAGCTGCGTCGAGTTCCACTTGTCGTAAGCCAGCTCCTCAAGATCGAACAGCTTCGCCGCCTCGAGAACCTGCTCCTTCATCGGGCGATAGTCCACGACGTCGCCCTCGGTGACGTCCAACGCTCCCGCCGCCTCCCATTTCCCATATGGCGCGGCATCGGCCTTGGACTGCTCATCCACCTTGGCTCGAGGGCAGTATGTCCACACCAAGACATACCAGCGGGGATCATCGTCCGTAGGTGGAAACACGAGCGCGAAAGAGGTGAGATCTCGAGTAGCGGACAAGTCCATGCCACCGAAGCACTTGCGGCCGAGCAGCTGCTCGATCTTTACCTCTGCAGCGCCTCGATCCCACTGCGTCAGATCTAACCATCCCTCTGAGTCGTTGCACCAGAGGTTTAAGTCCTTCGTTTTGAAGTTCGCCAAGGCCGACGGCAGTGCCTTCGCCTTTCGCGCCATGTCCCGCATGTAGTCCAAGGTCTTCGACCGGCCTAAGCCTGGATTCGCCTTTGCCCACACGGCCTCATCGAACGGATCATCGCCCTGATCTAGCGTATACACATAGCCAAAAAAGCTATCATCCTCTCGCTCGCCACGTAGAACAGAGATCAGATAGGACCGAATTTCCGTACATATCCCATCGAGGATGAAGCCTGCTGTCGTGATGGCCGACAGGAGAGGTTGCTCACGAGCGCCAAAGCCCGATTCCAGTACATCCCACTGTTCGCGCGACCGCTGAGCATGGAGCTCGTCATAGAGCACGGCTGACGGGTTGAAGCCGTCCTGCGCGTCGGCGTTACTCGCAATTGGCTTGAACACTGACGCGCCCGACTCGATTCGCTCTTGATTCTGGCCTTCGAAAATTCGGAACGACCGGGCGACTCCTGCCGACTTTCTCGCCCATTTCCGAAAGTTCTCAAACGCGGGCCTGAAAACCGTCATCGCCTGTTCACGCGTTGTCGCGACCGCGTACACCTCAGCACCAGGCTCACCGTCCATCATGAACAGGTACGCACCTTGCGGCGCCTTCCACGTCGATTTCCCGTTCTTGCGCGCAACCTCCTCGTACGCTCGTGTGAATCGACGAAATCCCGAGCCGGCTTTTCGCCACCCGTAGAGCACGGCCGTCCAGAACTTCTGCCAGGGATCGAGCAGGATCGGCTGGCCCGCGAGTCGCCCCTTCACGTGAACGAAGTACTTTTCTATGTACTCGATCATGTGCCAGGCGTGAGCGGGGCTAAAGTACAGGCCTCTCTTTGCAGACGTCTGCAAATCTCTGTAGTGCCGTTCGACGGCCAAAACCACTAGCTCGCCGACCACGAGCTCCCCACGCAAGACAGGTACGCCATACTCGCGATCCCAGGTTTCCCACGTATCGTCGGGAGGGATGAGCTTTAGGCGGCGCTTGGGCGGCTTCGGCCGTGCTCGACGAGATCGCCGAACAGATCGTCCTGTCCGCCCTCCCCGATCTTGCTCTCCTTGAGCCGCGCCTCGACTTGAGACATTACCGTCATACATGCTTCAGGCAGATCCCGTTTGAGTTGCTCAGCGCCCTTGCGCTCGTTGTAGCTGTGCGGCAGCTCGTATCGGTTGCCCTCCTTGGAGGTCGCATATCGTCCCACGGTTTCGCATAGGGCGCGGTCCTGTGCCCAAGCACGGATGCAATCGACAAGCAGCGTCAGCTGCATGGCCGCAGCGGTGATATCCCGCTTGCTGCCAATCAGCTGATCGCACAACCAGATGTAGATGCGACGCCATTCTTCATCGACCTTGATCGACGGCGGCGGCATCGGCAGGTCAATCCCGAACTTGGCTGATCGCCAAGGGGCAGCGCCTCCCCCGCCTTGGATGACCCCCAACGGAGGCTTTCTCTGGTCCATCGTGACTCCAAAAATGATTAAGGGGCCACGCGAGTCGAGTGCTGCGATTTCGATGCGTCAGAGGGGCTGCTATTTCACCCCTCCCCCCCTTTTCCGAACCTTTCCCATAAAAGTTCAGCTGGGCGCTCGGTCCCGACGCAAATTGCTTCGACTTTTGGCCCCCCTACCCCTTCCCGGGCAGCGCCAGCAAGGCCCACGCGCCTATCCTCGGGGACGCACCAAAAGAAACGGCCCGACTTGAGGCCGGGCCAGACTGAGGTAAAGCGTCTTGTCGCAAGCTACGTACGAATCTCGCGAACAATGCAAGAACCGGCTTATGTCATTTAAGCCGACGCAACACTAGCGCAGGTCATAGCTCCGCGTGAATGACATTCCTTTCCCCCAAGCTTTGTCAAAGTCGAGAGGCAAGCTCGTTGTCCATTCAGGCACGTGACGAGTAATTTCGGCATCTCCAGCTTTCGGCATGACTGCAACGGCCTTCTCCGCCTTACCCATCTTTTTCGCCCAGGTGAAATGCAAGGCGAGAACTTGGTTTGCGACCGGCGGCTTGCCTTCATTCGATGCAACCCACCTCGGCACTTTCACGACGCAGACGACATTCATCATCAGCACAAACTGAGGGCCAAGCAAATGATAAAGCTCGTCTCCCCGCTCATTCATGAGCGAGTAGAACTGCGGCGCGTAACCCATCAGCGCCTCGTACATGGCATCAACAAAATCGCACAATTCCGCATACTCATTATCTGCGTAGCACGCATAGTCCTCGGCGTAACCAACCTCTACGGCATCGCGCTTGAGCCGTACGAGTGTTTCGGCAAACCTTGGCGGCTGGTCAAGGGTTACCCATTTCGTGTTCTGCGTCTCGACCCATTTCTGAAACGAGTCTGAAACTTCGAACATCAGCCTGCGAGACTCAATGTCCCGCGTAATTTGCATCTGAGTCTTTAAGGCCTTGATCTGGCGCAGGCCTAACGCCGCCAAAATGGCGAGCACCGGGCCTCCAGCGATAAAGTAGAGGGCCTCCAGCCAAGGCTTGAGATTGCACAAAAAATCAGTAGACGCGCACCCCATAGTTCGCTCTGTAGTATGTCGACCACAGGAATGTAACATTTTACTAGCAGCGCATTCGGGTGGCCCGGTACAGGCCTCTGAGCATGCGCCGCCGCGGTCAGTGGCGTCGGTTCCCGAATGCGCCGTCCTCCCGCGCGGTCTTGCGCGAGTGGCAACGCCAGCACAGAGGCTGCCAATTGCTGCGGTCCCAAAACAAGGCACGGGCAGCGAGGATGCGGTCAGCATCCTCGGACGCCAGCGCCTCCGCCAGCCGGTGCGGCACGATGTGGTCAGTAACCTCTGCTGCAGTAACCCGGTCCCGTGCGAAACATGCACAACACAATGGGTTGTGTCGCAGAAAGCCCTGGCTGGTCTTCGCCCAGCGATGACCGTACCCCCGGCTGGCGGCACTTCCGCGCTCGCGATCTTTTTCGCGGGCGGCCTCCTGCTGGGCTGGCGCATGCCGCTCGCAATAGCCGCCGCCGCGCACGAGCGCTGCACACCCCGGATGCAGGCAAGGACGAGGACGAGCTACAGGCATGGAAGCACCAATAGAAAAGGCCCGGCGTGAGGGCCGGGCCTTGATGGTGGAGCGCTTATGTCGCAAGCTCCGCAGGAATGTAGCGAATTCTAGGGGGGCTCAGGCTACCTCATCTAATTCAAAGTGTTACCGACGCGCGCCGGGCCAGATCGCGGCGCCTACTAAACCACTCGTCAATGCGCTTGTCGGCATGGGCCAGCCGCCTCTGCAACGTTATCTTCGATATGCCTATCTCTTGCGCAATGCCCTCCATCGTGCCCTCGGACGTGTGCCAAACGAGAACAGCGTCCTTAAGCTCCTTCGGCAGGCCAGCCACAGCCCTATCTGTGATCTCGCACTCCAGACTATCCACCGGCACATAGCTGCGCTTAGCACCTCCCCCTACCGCGTCCGCGAGTTGGGCCAACACAGAGCCGCCGAGCCGAGCGGTGCCCAATAGCACCCATCGGCCCCATTGGTCGAGGCGCTCCCGGACCCATGGAATGCGCTGAATCTCGCTCATCTTTGCGCCCCTCCGAAACGATCCCTCTCCGCGATCGCTTGCTGTATCCGCGCCCGGTACTGCTCAGAAGTTTCGCCGGGGCGAGCGGAGCCCACCCCGACCTCACGGCCCTTTTGATCCATCATCACATGAGACGTCCACCAGGCGGGCCCCGTCGCAGCCTGTCGCTTGGGACGCGGCGCCGGGATAATCACGTCATCCTTCCAGCGCTCGCCGTTGATCCAGGTTGCCGGATGCGGAATAAATTCCGTGGCGGTGCGCGCTGCCTTCCAGTAGGCGAGGTGATTGGGCAAGACATGCAACACCGCCCGCCGATCCGCCGCTCGTAATTTCGCCCACGCCCGCTCAGCGGCCTTCTTTGCGGTCCTGCGGGGCCACTGTGCCCAGAATGTGGAAAAGTCGGGTCCAACGTGGCCTTTTTGGGACGCGCCGTGCGCGAAATTTTCTTGCATGCTCAGAATTAGCTCTGTCATGAAACACCTATGCATATGTGGAGTTACACCCTTGCTTCGTTGGTGAGATGGGTGCGATGGGCAGAGCTCCCCCTAGCCCGTTGTGGATAACGGGAGCAATGCCCACCCTTGCATTGCCTCGCCGGAGCCGACGGTATGCATCAGGGCGTCCTGGCGGATGTACGCCCCAGGACTCGACCAGACTGTCAGCACCCGTACCGGCACTCCTACCCGCGCTCTAGTCTTTCGCACCCACGCTGCCCCTCGGGTTCGGTTTGGGGCATTGCACCCAGGGATAACCGCGTATCTAGCCTCTTCGTCCCTGAGCCTCGTGCGCTTACGGCGGCTGACTCTGCTTCTTGATGTGCATAACTTCTCCGTGACGCCAGAAAGGCGCGAGTGAAGGATCTCGACGCCCAGCGGCGTCGAACCTTGATGGATGGTTTCGTGGCAGCGCGACCAAGTACGCATGCGAACGCCCGTCGACGGTCTCCAACACTGCGATGACGTCGTGGTCGGGCGTGTCGATGCACGCCTGCTCAAAGTTAAGAAGGCGCAGCAGCTCGTCGCGGCTGATCGAGCGATTTCCGAGCATGAAGTACTCGGCCGGGCCAGGAGGCCCTCGGCCGAGGGCCGGCGGCGGTTGCGCTGCCTGCTTTGCAGCGGCGGGCCTCGAACGCGCCTGAACTGGCGCCCGGCCGAACAGGTCGCGCGTCATGCACGCACCTCGAACCAGCCAGCGACCACGGAGACGGCGCCCACGTTTGCGGCGCGTCGCAAGCTATACAGCGCCGTCGGCCGCCAGCATCCGGACGTCTTCCCCCAAGAGGCAACGGAGATCCTGCCCGCCACACGAAGGCGGTAGCACACCTGGTCGAGCCGGTCAGACGTCAGGCCGAGGGCTATCGACAGTTGAGATATGGAGGCTGGGCCGAGGGCTAGCCGAGCAAGCACAGCCTGCGCTTCCGGGCCTAAAGGCCTAGCCATGGCTTGGCCCCCCCCCATTCGACGGCGCCATAGGCAGTGCTGAAGCTAGTCATCATCTCTGCCTTGCGCGACTCGCACTGTCACACCTTGGTCTGCCGCGCGCTGCACGTTCCGCACGAGGCGAAGCAGCAGTTTCACCTCCGCGTACGCAATCTCTGTGATCTCGTCGGCCTCGCGAGGAGCGATACGGCGATCCGAGATCGCCCGCGCCAAGGCGCCCGATATGAGCCCGCCTTGCTCCGTCAGCTCAAAGCCCTTCTGGACGATGGCATTAATCTCACACGGCCAACGCCCGCCAGTTGGTGGCGCATCAAACTCGATAGCGACCAGGCCGAATCTCGCGCACAGTGCCTTCAGCCAATCGAGCGCGTACTCGTCGGCATTGCGATCCCGGAGCAAGTATTCGGTGATCAGTTCAGCGTCTTCAATTGACATGCGCTCATTTGGCGCGGTGCCGTCAAGGCGCTTGTAAAGGGTCTTGGCTGCGATCTTGCGATCACGATTGCCCGCTGCCCACACGCAGAATCCCTGTACGCCATCGGACGCGCGCCGGAGGGCGTTGTAGAGCGCGCCGCGCCAATGGCCGTTACTGTGTCGCTTCGTCATAGTTGCTCCGCGACGTTGGTCCTTTTGGCCGGCAGCAACTTTCCGACCGTTGGGATCACCCGAAAATCAACCTTTTTTCTCGTATGCATGGCGAACATCCCGGCGTACGCTTCCTCCCACTGGCTTAACGAAAGCGAAGGAGTAGCGCTGTGAGCTCTAAGGTCTTGGATAATTTGGATGCCGCCGATTCGACGATCGTCTTTAACGCGATCGAGCGGCAGCTGCGCAATCGTCTGCGGCTGGCCCACCGCATCGCGCTTGAGGAGACAGGTTCGGAAGCCCCGCAAGTTGTGACGGCCGTTTTCGAGCAGCTGTGCTTCCGATACGACGACGCCAATCCACCGCTGACGCACTAGTACGTTCCTAAGGCAACAGGTCAAGCTGCCCCCCATCGCCTGCGATCGAGCGGCGTAGTACCCACCACTCAACATCCGGGCAAAGCTCCTCGCAGCGCACGCCAGTCAGACGCTCGATCTTTGGGCAATGCTTGGCGGGCGTCCCGCGCCCGTCGAGCTTCCATTGGTGAAGCGCCCCTTTCGACACGCCAAGCTCGGTCGCGAGCCCTTGGGCCGAACCGAAATTCTTTGCCGCGCGGTCGAGAGGATGAATAGAGGAGGTATCCATAATGCCGCAAAGTATAGATTCTCTAGACTTTAAAGGTCAAGAAACTCTAGCCCTTCCAGGTATAGGGATTCCTTACACTGGCCTCATGAACATCGGCGAATGGATTCGCGCTGCCCGCAAAGCGGCAGGCATCAATCAGGAACAGTTGGGCGAGTCCCTCGGCGTCACTAAAGGCAACGTAAGTGCGTGGGAGAACAACCGCCACGAGCCGAGCTACTCACAAATGCTGAAGATTGCGGAACGGGCCGGATGGAAACTACCGCTGCCAGGCCTATCCATGGGCATTGCCGACTGGCCATTTCGCCGTATCACCCCCACTCAGCTGCACAGCCTTTCGGCGGAGGAGCTCATCCGGGCGGAAGCCATGGTCGAAGTGGTCGTCCGTGAGTGGGAGAGCAGCCATGACAAAAGCGACGGCGACCCTCTACCGACCGGAACCCAAGGTCGTTAAAGTCCGTCGTATCGGCAACGTCTACGTCGGCGCCCCGTTTGGGCGCCATTCATTTGTCCTTCGTGTATCTGAATAGGACAAAACCACTCAAAAACACCCATTGAAGCCGGCTGCGGGACCGCCCGCTAATGGAGCTTGCCCACTATGTATAGATTTTCTTGACTAAAAAAGGATAGCTTTTCTATACTCGCGCCGTTGACCATCCAACAACGGAGCACAGCGTGAACCCCCTCAACGCCCCTGACGTCCCCATCACCTACGAGCTGCTGACGGAAGCCATCCTCGACGAGGTGCGCACCCGCCGTCTGCAAATCCAGCGCCACTGCATCCGCTGCAGGCTTGATCGGTGCACTCCCCACCTTTTCAGCGAGAACGACACGCAGCAGTACCTAGGCGCGCTCGTGGAACTCGCCGCGCGCCTGCTTCCCGCCGTCTTTCTAGACAAGATCGAATGCGCGGCCCTCGGCGTCCACTTTGAAGCCAGGTTCTTGATCCGCCGCACGTGGGCAGCGCTGGCCGAAAGCGGGAGGCCGTGAACATGAGCACCAAACTGAAAGCCTCCGTGTGCCTGGCCGGCGCTGGCGCTACCGTGGTCGCATGCATTGCAGCGCTGTTCTCGTTCGCACAGATCATCGTGACCAACGATCAGCGCATGCTCAAAGCAGATGACGAGCGGCGCGAACGCATGATCGCCCGCGCGTGCGAGCCTCGCGGCAAGCTGTTCCGCGAACAGCAAACGGGCGAGTACGCATGCGTGTTCACCAACCCGGACGGCGACTCCCTCGTCCAGAACCTCCCGAACGCGCCGTACCTCGAAGCCTGGGAGCCGCCCACCAGCGGCGAGCTCCTCGCGCGCAGGTAAACCCCATGCGATCGCAACCCAGCCGGGAAGACCTTATGCGCGCGCTGCGCGAGGCACGCTGCTCGCTCGACCTGGAGCAGGCCATGTCTATCCCCGCCCTTGCGATCGCGCTGACCAACACGGCGGAGGCGTTGGCCCGCCGCAGAGCAGCTCCGATCAAGGAGCAGCTCAGGCGCTATGTCGGCAGGGCCGACTGGCGCTCAATCGCCGCCAACGACGATTAGACCAGGACCGCACATGACCCCCACCTTTTCCCAGCAGATTATCCAGGCACTCGCCAAGCACGGCCGTCTCAACACCCGCCAGCTCGCGGCCAAGATCAGCTACGACACCAAGAAGACCACCCAGCTGGTGAGCTTCATGCGCACTAGCAAGAAGCTGCAGACTGACGGCGAGATCGACGGACTGGCGGCGTACAGCCTGACTGAGCTCGGCCGGTCGCTCATCCTCGCCGACGCGCAAACAACCCGCCCCAGCGCCCCGAGCTCGCTGGATGATCTCGCCGCCGCTCAGCTGCACCCAGTCAAACCGTCGCCAGCAGAGCCTCCATCGTCTGTCGCCTGGGATATGCACTCAACTGCGCAACGCGACTTGCAGCGCCAGGCTGAGCAGTCATCGCCGGCATTCGGCCTATTGAACACCGGCGAGTTTCTCATCATGTTCGAGGGGCACACGATCAAGATCCCCGCCAAGAACGTGCCAGCCATGCGCGCGCAGCTCAACACACCCGCCGCTGGAGCGTTCCAATGACCGCCCAGCCCGACAAGCTGCGTAGCCAGGCCAAGCGCCAGATTTCTGCCGCACGCGCCTTTCTCGCATCCCTACAGACACTCGCCCTGCGCTCCGGCGCAGCTACCCATGATCGCGACGAGCTCGCCCAGCAGCTGCGCCGCCTCGAGGTTGAAACCGAAGGTCTCGCCCGCACCGTCTATGCCAGCACCACGCCGGCCAACCCGCACGCGTAGGACACACCATGACCACCGAAACCACGACCGCGCTCGCCACTGAACCGCAGCAGCCCGCAGATTGGGAAGTCACCGAGGATAGCCCTCGCGAATACCGGGAGGCCCTGTACGAGCGTGATGACGTCATCCCGTCCAAGACCAACCCTCGCAAGCGGTTCGACCAGGAAGCCCTGCAGGAGCTCGCCGGCAGTCTCCGTAAGCACGGCATCCTGCAGCCCATCCTGTGCCGCGAACACCCGACCGAGCCCGGCAAGCTGGAGCTAATCGCTGGAGAGCGCCGGTGGCGCGCCGCCGGCATTGCCAAGCTGACGCATATTCCAGTTCGCATCATCGCGGTCAACGACCTCGAAATGCTCGAGCTGCAGATCATCGAGAATCTGCAGCGCCAGGATCTGCACCCCATCGAGGAGGCAGAAAGCTACGAGGCGCTACTCGCGGCTCACAAGGACGAGCCCGACTATGGCGTCAACGAGATGGCGGTGATCCTCAAGAAGTCTCGCGCCTACATATACGCACGCCTGAAGCTATGCGACCTGCAGCCCGAGGCACGCACGGCGTTCTACGAGGACAAGCTCACCGCCTCCGTCGCGCTCCTGGTTGCGCGCATCCCAGTCCGCGAGCTCCAGCTCAAGGCGCTCGAGGAAGTCATCACCGGTGAGACGGAGGAATACTACTCGGGCGATGGCCCTATGTCCGCGCGCCGCGCAGCTGAGCATATCCAAGACAACTACATGCTCGAGCTCAAGCGCGCAGTCTTCCCCATCGCGCAAGCCGACCTCATTCCCACGGCCGGTCCCTGCACTAGCTGCATCAAACGAACGGGCGCACAGCCCGAGCTTTTTTCCGATGTGGAAAGTGCAGACGTCTGCACCGACCCGACGTGCTTCGATCAAAAGAAGAAGGCGCACCTTGCTAAGCTGGCGGAAGCCGCTGAGCAGACCGGTCACAAAGTCATTCGCGGCGATCGCGCTGAAAAGATTTTCCCCCATGAGCATTCGCATCCACGCGGCTACGTCAAACCCGGCGACACGTCATGGCTGCATTGCTCCGGCGGAAAGACCTATTCCGAGCTCCTCGGCGACGAAATGCCGCCGGCGGTGATGATCGAGAACCCCCATAGCGGCGAGCTTATCGCTATGGTCCCGGAGCAAGCTGTTTTCAAGGCCTTGGCGGACAAGGGGATCAAGTCCGGCCAAGACGACCATCGGGAACGGATGAAGAAGGAGGAGGCCAAGAGCAAGCTCGAGCGCGACTCTCGTCGTGGGACGCTCGAAAGTATCCACGAGGCAGTCTCTCAGCGCATCAGCGCCGGCGAGACCCTGAAGCATGAGGATCTGCTCATGATCGCGCAGGCTTCCATGGTGCGGCTGTGGAACGATCACAGGCCGACCGTATGCCGCCTTTGGGGATGGGACCCCAAGAACCACGACGAGGTGCGAGCAGGAATCGACGGGCTTTCCGCCGGCCAGCTCGCCCTGCTGCTCATGGAGATCGCGATCGCGCCGGAGCTGGCCGTCAACTCCTACTCCACGAATGAACCGACCTATCTGGTCGCCACCGCCGAGCGCTACGGCGTCGACCCCAACGCCACCAAGAAGGCGCTCCGTGCCGAAGCTCGGGAGAAGGCCAAGCCCAAGGCGCAGAAGGCCGGCAAGGGCACCAGCAAGAAGCAGATCGCGAAGGGCAAGCCCGACCAGGTCGCCGAACAGGCGGGCACCAGCGCCACCCCGAGCGAGGAGCCCGCCGCACCTACGAAGAAAGTCATCAAGCGCGCGAGCAAGGCTACTACGCCGCCGGCACCCGATAACGCGACACAGGGGGTCGACGAAGCCAAGACCCCAGCACGCCCCAAACCGGCCCGCAGCCGAGCTACAAAGGGCTCGCCGCCGTCGGACAGCCAAGCGCCCGAGGCATCGCCCCACGATGCCACCAGCGAGCCGCAGAGCGCAGCCGGTGATAGCGATCGCTGGGACTTCCCGAACCCGCTCCCCGCTGGGCATTGAGGAGGCATTGATGCACACCGCCACTCAACAGCCCGACCACGTCGGGCCGATGCAGCGACTCAATACCCTCGCCGCTGAGGCACTCACGCAGTATCACGCGGAAATCAGTGCCGGCGGCGAGCCCGTGTATCCCGCATGGGTCGACGACCTCGCCGCCGTCGCTGATGCACTCAATCGCGCCGAGGTCGAGCGCTTGGACCGAATGCCGAGCGGGCGACAGCGGAAAGGAGCTCAGTCATGACCCGAGGCCGCTTCATTGTTTCGAACTGGACATTGCTGCTTTCCATCGTTGTTTGGATCGCCAACGCGGTGGTCGCCGTCACCACCAGAAATGCGGTGCACGCTTCTATCTCTGCCGTAGCCATGATCGGCACAAGCGCGCTTGCATGGCGAGCTTGGCAACAGCAAGTATCGGCCAGCCACCCGCCCACGGCCACTGCCCAACGGGTCGTTATCAATGCCGCGCCAGTGCAGCGCGACGATGACGGATACTGGAGTCATCCAAGCTTGCCCGAACTCGATGAAGGCGAGTCGGCAAAAGCCACCGCGTGGCTCGAAGGCGCGGGACTTGAGACGCATATCGCCTACTTGGAGGACGAAGCGATCGACCATCCCGCATACGCTCGATATTGGAGTGGCGACGGGGATCCGAACGTCAGCGATTGGGAGCCACCTCGACCCGAGGGGACTGGCTGGTTTGTGCTGTCGATCCATGACACCGAGGGCTGGGGGCCAATCTGCGCATGGGCGCGCCACAAGGAGGCGGCATGACCGACCACACCCCCCGTCGCCCGCCCGACCACAAGGACGGAGGCACAAATGGATGACCTGCACCTGGCCCTCAAGGGCGAGTACTTCGACGCCATCAAGGCCGGCACGAAGACCGAGGAATACCGGCTGTGCACTCCGTACTGGATGAAGCTGCTCGCCAGCCCGTTCGGCCTGTACGACCGGATCGTCCTGACCCGCGGCTACCCGCGCCGAGATGATCACGACCGCCGCCTGGTGCTGCCCTGGCAGGGCTACACCATCAAGACCATCACGCACCCGCACTTCGGCCCGGACCCGGTCACGGTCTACGCCATCGGCGTGCGCACCGACAACAAGGAGCAGTAATGGCACACGCAGCCCAACACCAAGCACCGGCCGCGGCGCCGAAGCTGATTTACCGCGTGCACGAAGCTACCCAGGCCCTGGGCGTGTCCGTCGCTACGATCTATCGCATGTGCGATCGTGGCGAGCTGGTCAAGGGGAATATCGGCAAGACCCGCTCGGTCGGCATCACTGCGGCATCGCTGAATGCTATGCTGGCGCGCATGGTGCCGTCAGACGATGACGACGAGGCCAGCACCCCTCAGATGGGTAGCTAA